GATATTTTCTGCACTATTTCTTGACCTTTATCTTGTAATTCATTTTTCTTGTTTTTTAAATATTCTTGGAAATCATTTATGCTATTAAGTGATAGTTTAATGGTATATTTAGTATTGGTAATCATATTTTCACCTACTTAGTATTAAATCTTTTAAAATATATATTTATAACCTTATTTTGATTTCTTGGTGGATATAACTGATAATTAGCATTACTTCCATTTATCTCTTCATCTAATGGTGTCACACCATCCAAATATGCAACATCAAATTCATTAAACTCACCTAAATATTTATCATATTCAATAACAGCTTTTTGAATTTGATTTGTAATTTCACCAAATTCTTGAATATCAGACTCACTAGTTAAAGGCTGCACATTTAAAAAATATATTTTTGGCTTATCATATAAAGGGATTTGATATCCTTCTTTATCTTCAACACCTATTTTTTTTGCTATCCATATTGGTTTATTCCATTTTTTCAACCTATTTTGGAACACCTGCCTTAGCAGGTGGTAATAAACTCAATAAATCTTGAGATAAACCTGCCTTTGCTCTTGTCTCTGATAATCCATTCTCAGAATATTGCACTATATTTTCTTCTCCTTGAATATTATATAATTCAATTGCACAAGCTGTTTGCCAATCTTTTGCTCTATTATTTGGTAACTCAACAGTTTCTTTATTAAAAGGATAGACTAAATTAAGATAAATCTGTTTTGCTCTTTTTAATTTTATTTTAAAAATTTCATCTTTACTTGCATCTGTTGCATCATTTAATATTTCAATTCTCATTTCTTCTAATTGACTTTCTTCAGAGAAATCCATAATTTAGCCCTCCTTATTATTTTTTACTTTTCAACTTTATTATCTTTTATTTGCTTTGCTACTCCAGCACTAATTAACACTTTTCCTCTTTCAGCGGATACAGATAACTCTGTATCCACTTTAATCAATTCATTGTTCTTAGTACTGTCAAAATAAGCTTTAATTATTTTCACTTTCATTGACATCACCTACTAAACTGTTGGTGTCTCAGAAACTGTAACAACTTTTTTTCCAACTGGAGCAGTAAATGTTGTTGCTAATCCAGTTATTTTTCCATGTAATAATTCGTTTCCATAATCTAAACCTATTTGTCCAAATAATTGATATTTTTCTCCTGCACCAGTCTTTGCTAATGGCTCTAAGAAGAAGTTTCCTTTATTTGGTACTGGTTGTTCTACTGGTGCTATTGCATCAAAGTTTAATAAATAAGCTGTTCCTTCTGGAATAAATTGTCCTTGTGCTATATGTACTGTAGCAGTTGGTAAATATAAGTCTCTTATTTGTATTCCGTATTCATTAGCTTTGAACGCTCCTACTTCTACACCCATTTCAATAGCGTTTCCATGAATTTGATTTAATGTAGTATTATCAACCCATAATGTTAAGTTAGATATATCTCCATTTGAATCATCTATTTTCTTAACTAATTGATCTACTAACCATATATCAATTTGTTTCCCTTTAGCATCAACAATGTTTGTTTTTATTGCTTCATCTATACCTCTTGTTTTATTAGCCTCAGCATCAGTTGTTGCTTTATTATATTTCCCTTGTATAAATGTTTTTTCTATGGCTCTCGCTAATTTTCTCATTTTATTTCCAACTTGGAAATCTAATTCATTTTGTGGATTAGCTTGTTGTCCTGCTATATTAGCTCCTGCTAAAGTACCCATATTAGACATTTTCGCATAACTTATTGCAACTGCATCTTGGAAAATTTGTGTTACATTTGTGTTTTGACTTCTTGTAATATAAGATGCTTTTGGTGCTGTTAAAGATGCTGTTTCTGAAATATTTGGTATTTCTCCATCTTCACTTGCATATTCTTGTCCTAAAACAAATTCTACCGAACCCGTATATTTTGTTTTTCCACCTATCATTGATAAAAATGGTGTTCTAGTATTTCCTTTATTAAATAACATTCCTGAGTAATTTAATACTCCAAAGCTTTGTACTACTTCATCTGGTTCCCTAGTTCATTTCTCCTTTATTTTTTATTTTTTATTTGTGCTTCTTGTACTAATCTAGTATAATAAGCCATTTTTGCATAATCATTTCTTTTTTGTGCTTCTGACAATAACTTTTTATATTTATCTAAATCACTTTCATTTCCAGCGTCATTATCATTTCCTGCTGGTGGCTTTTTTTGACCATTTACAATTTTATCAGTGATTGTTTTTTCAATGTCTTGTTTTTGTTTTAACATAGTATTACAAATTGTTTCTGCTAATGCTTTTGTTTTGTCAGGGTCTTCTTGAACAATATTATCTAATATTCCTTTATAATCATCTTCTTTAAAGCCTGCTTTTGCAAAAGTATTTTCAGCATACATCCTACTTATTGTTAAGTTCGCTTTTTGATATTGCTCTTGCATTAATCTTGCTTGTTCTTCTTGTTTTTCTTCGTCTGTCATTTTACTTTGTTTAAATGTTTCAAACTCAGTTTTTAACGCATTGTATGCATCTAACTGTGTTTTAGTATTTGCTTTTTCAGCATTATACTTTGTTGTTGGTACAAAACTTTTACCAACCATTGATTTAATTGCCTCTGCTTTTGCTGCATCATCTAATTCTGCATTAGATAAAATTTGATTTAATTCTTCATCCCTAATTCTACTCCTTTTTCACACTACCGTTTTTACCGAGTCGTTCTCGTATTATGTGCGTCTAGTTTATCCCCACTAGCTGGATTATTTTTATCAATACTTTGATTTTCTTTCTTCTCATCTTTTTCGTCCTCTTTTTGATTGTTGGTAAACAACTTATCAATAGGAGTTTCTGATTTCCAGAAATTCTCACCAAAATATTTTACACCTTTTGCATAAACATCGTTAGGGTCTGAGAATAATCCACATATCGAAAATGCCACATCAGGTGGTACTTGTGCTTGTTTCATATTCATTAAACCTTGTGTTTTTACAAGTAAATTATCTGATTTATTTCTTGTAAATTTGATGTCTATGTCAGATATTTTCAAGTTTTTTAAACTTGATTTGTATTTGCAAATTCTTAAAATTAATTTTAAGAACTGTCTTTCTGATTTCTTAAACGAAAGTTCATCTTGTTTTGCTCTCTCGTCTGCCATAGTCCAACCCTCTCCAAGAAGTCTTGCTTGTCCTGTGTCTCCTCCTGAAGGTTTATCATTTAATCTTGGAACCCCACAAATTGTAAGTATATTATTATACAAGTCATCTGTTACAATTTTTGTTTCACTATGTAATAATTGTGATGTAAGCAATTTTACATCTGCTGGTTTTTGAGGATCATTAGAAGTAACTTCAATTGCTCCAGCCTCAACTAAAGTTTTAAAAGTATCTAAGTCTATTTCTTGATTAATAAATACTAATAAACTTTGAACAAATTGGTCTATTCCATCAATATCATCAGACTTTATTATATTTAAAGCATTTAACTGAGTCATTACTAATTCAATTAACCCAAGTCTTGCTTGATTTAATGGATATTCTATAATTCTATGCCCCTTAACTACTAATGGATATGCTTGTATTTTTTTAGTTTCACAACTATTTATCGGTACATCAAAGTTCAATAATTCAAAGTTACCAAAATTTTCTTTGAACTCGTACATAAAGTCTTCTGTATAAACAGTAATAATTCTGTATTTACTTATAAAATCTTGACCATTCTCGTCCTGAATATTTTCACTAAAATAACTATAATGTCCACTAAATAATTGTTCTCCACTAATTCCTGAACTATATACTACAAATGTTCTCCTTGGGTCAGGTGTTCTTATTTCAAAAGGTGCCTCTTCTTCTTCATCATTATTATCAATATCAGCCCATCGATAAGCTGTACCACATATGTATTGCCATTCAGCTAATTCTTTATCTCGGCTCGACTTATCCTCACTCTCCATAAATTTATTAAGTTCCGATATTTCGGGATTAATCAATTCATTATCCTTTTCACCTTTTTGAACATATTGAACAGGTTCCCCATAAACATATGCTTTTTTGAACTCTACTAATTCAAATGCGTGATTTTCCAACACTTTATTATTAATTTCAGGACGTACCTTTTTCATTTTATTTAAAATAGGTTGTTTCCCTTTATAATAATCATACAAATAATTTATTTCATCAACATTTTTATCATGCTGCCTTAAAACCTGTGGTAATATTTGCTTAATCTTTTCTCCTGTTAATTCATTTTTTTTTGCAGAATATGTTAAAACTCTCCTGCCAAAAAACACTCTTTGAAAATCTTTAACAGGAATAATATTAGCTGGAGTTTCACTTGGTCTTTCAGCTTCAGTTTCTTTTTTTATTTCCCTGCTTCTACCTCCATAATGCCAAAAAAGAAACAATAAATAATGGCTTTTATAACCATTAATTATTGCTTCTTATTAAGCTTTTTAATGGAGTGAATTAGTTCTAGATACCTATTCCCTCCACAATTTTCAATGTATCTATTTCCCGCTGTTAGTTAAACAGTTCTCTTCTCACTCCATTATACTATATTGTTGCCAAATCTCAAAATCGTGTTGACATAAATTCTTTATTGTGTCTGGATGCTCATATTTAAATTTATCACATTCATAAACATAGATTACCCAATGCCCCCACTCATCTTTTTCCTTTTTTATATTTTTCATATACTCTTGCTCTTTATTTCCATATCTATATTTAAAACATTCTTGCCAATGTTCACATTTCCAACATAATTTTTTCCTATATTCTACTCCTAAATTCCTAAAAATTGTCTATTAATTGGCTTTGGTTTAGAAATTTTACCTCTACCTAAAATAATTTCTGTTACAAACATTGCTACACTATCAGGTGCATCATCATATTTATTAGCAAAATCAAAAGAATATGTTGTAAAGTTCTTCATAAATCTACCATAATCTGTATTAGCTTTATAGTCTTTCTTGTTTTTAAATAAAATCATTTTTTTTATTATTCCCCTTGTGTCTTTAATTCTTTGTTCTTTTTTTACTGTGTTGTATTTCTCAATTATCTCACAAGCAAAATATCCTTTTGAATGCATTTTCTCTGTCAATAAAGTTTTTAAAGATGTGTCAATATTATTTTCTACTACAAAAGTCATTATATTATGTTCTATGACTTTATTAATTATATCATCATACAAATCAGTCATTGCTTTTTGTTTAAATATACAATCAACCATATAGTATTTATATCCATCAGTTTTAAATATTGGCATAGCAACATTGTCTTTTCCTCTTCTTGCGGGGTCTAGCACAGCGAGTGCATATGGTAAACATATTTCTTCTCCATTTTCGTTCAAAGGT